CTCAGGTTATGAAATCCCCGCCTGGTTTCCAAGGAAACCAGGAAACGAACGTTCTGTTCGTAAAGGAAATCAAATTGCCATCTCTGACTTTCACTAAGTTTAAAGTGAAAGATTTAAACCGTCCCTAACAAGGGTCGGCACCCACCTACTGCGGATGCGGTTGTTATACCGCATCGAGGTTCTAGACAAGTGATCGGGATCACGGGCCATAGGCCTAGGATTCCGACTTCTTTGGAACTCCTCGCCACCTTCTTGATACTCAGACAACTTCTGGTCATCGAGCATCTGGCTAGCAAGGAACCACTTGTAAAGAGCAGCATAACCGTCAAGCCGATCCGACCGTTTAACGTCGGATAGCGCAAGGCCCTTAGTCAAGAGCTGTTGCGTGTGACGACACCACTTATGTGATGTCATCGCATCTTGGCGACTATGCCACCCAAGTAAGCCCGAATCTCGCGATACAAGCGGAAGTCTCCTACCTAAGGAGGCTTCAACTTCATTCGCGAGCCAGGTGCTGGCCTCGTATAGACCTTCCATCCACATAGTGTTTGAAAGGGATACGAATCCAGCAATAATACTTGGACTTGCAGAGGTTAGCATTTCTGGCTGGTGTTTAATATACAGTGGGGTTATGTCAACCCCCCTGAACGCTTCAACACCACAGCTTTCCTTAAAATTACCAGTAAGGAAGCTCTTCTTGACATTGACCGCGAGGCCAACATCTTGAAGCCAGGCCACACACTGGTGAGCATACCGCTTGGAGACTATAATATCGTCACCATAGATGCGGATATGCCGAGAGGCGCGTCTTAACCTCCAGTAACTGGGGGTTGTACCCTCAGTATCCATGATAGCTGCTAAGCAGACTACCGCGAAGCAGATTGACTGCACTGGGAAGGTTAAGGCGTTCCCCATTCCGGCAAATTTCCCTAAAGTGAGGGTCTCCCGGTTAGGAGACTCTACGAAGGGAGAACGGCAAGCCATCATATCCTCTAGAAATTGAGGATTATGTCGGAATACCGACTTGACGAGTGAAACACTCAGCAAGTCAGACGCCGACTTCAAGTCGATGGTTGCCCAGTTGTCGAAACGGGAGCCTTCCAAAGCAAGAACTTGGTTCTTACTCTGGTCGGATAAAGCGAGACAGTTACGCAAGATCCTACATTCGGAGATACTATCTCTAAGTAGGATGTTAAGCCCCTGCTGTACAAACTGGTACAGCATTGGCTCAACCGTAATTGTCCGTCTCGAAGAAGAATTCTTCGGAACGGATATTAGTCTCGCAATGCCTCTCGAAGCTCTGTCCACGAAGGAGGGACTACCACCAGAACGCCTGCGAGTTGGTCGAATACTCTCACGAATATTCGAGTGGCTCGTTCCCGGTTTACTCCGGGGAAGGCTTTCTGGAAAGACTGACCGTATGAGATCTGCAGATCTAGCAGAGTCTTCACAAGGGCCAGTCTCCTCGAGATGGTCGAAGGAGAACAAGGTATCACTACCCGTTCCCCATAGACCGAGTCGATGGAGTAGGGGATCATCACTTCTGATGGATTCCCACAAAGCGGCGAACTTCTCGTTCGCTTTGTAACCTTCGTAGACAGCACCGGGACCGTGTTTGTATTTTCCATGATGGACTTCCTTAGAGTTGAGGGAGTTTAGAAGGATCTTACAAACACGACCAATGAGATGGTCGTGCCTGTCGGGTATAAGAACCCTACTTGCACGCTCATCACACTGGTAAAACTCGTTCACCGCCTTCTGATGAAGAATGTCCTCATCTTCTGCAGATACTTGAGTTTTCTTAAAGAATCTCAAGAGTAGTCTTAGACTCTTAAGGACACCAAAATCAGGTGCTTCTTTAAGCGTCCCGGTGAACGGATCGAAAACCTCACAGAACATACCTGAGAGAAATCTCGGGATTGTTCCCCCTTTGACTGGTTTAAAGCCAACGGGGCAGGTGAACTGATGAGACGATAACCCCAATAGTAGGGCTTCATCTAACATCGGTAAGGCTTTGGCTAGGAAGCCAAAGCCCTCGTTTTCGAACCTCTTCTCGATCGTAATTAGATCACGATCGAGGCCTTTCACACCAGGATTCAGTCTCTTGAAATCATCCAAGAGACTTCGTAGGAGAGCTATCGTACTTTTCATGTGACTCCTTTGTTACAAAGGTGGTACATTACGAGTCTATAAGCTCTTCCGAGTGCCAGGGTTAATAGGCACTCATCCGCGGACATCTGGGAAGATGTTCGTTAACGACTTCTGGAGATAGCAATGGCGACTAGGCCCAAAAGGGCCATAGCACCAATGAAACTCCAGTCGTGGTCTCCGAAAGCATTCACCAGCCCAACCCAGTCCACGCCTGCCTCACTAATGAACCGTCCCGAAAGGGACGACCCATAAGTTTGGTTAAGCATGGATTAGGACTGGAACTGGAGAATCTTCGCGGGCGTAACCTCGCTATCGTACAGATAATCCCGAAGCGCAGTCGTCAACGCCACCATAGCGGTGTCGTCGAAACCGAACTTCGGACGTACGATAGTGATTGAAACGGAGGCTGTCTGCCTCCCATTCAATCCAGTGAGAGGGTCGGCAGCGATGACCGATTTGGTCATCTGGAGATAGTGTTTATCTCCGCCGCCCTTCAGATACGAATGGTTGGTGACAACGGAATATCCGTTGACACCGTCCAGACGCACTGTCCCATAGCCATCGGATTTGACGATTCCAAGCGTCAAAGCCGGTGTGGGACTCGCTGCGGTAACGGTTACTGGATCGGCAAGCATAGACGTCTCCTTGTGGACAAATTGATTACCCCCTAGGACGGAATGTCCTAGGAGTAGTATGATCTAGCCTCTGAGCAAGAAGTGCCCCGAGGATAGACTTCTGATATACCGATAATCTCGGGTCAGAAGTAGTGTTCACACTCAAGGCGGTAGCTGCGTCCTTACGAATACGACATTCGTATTGGTAAAACGACGTATGGTTGTTCTCAGCGTACGTAAGTACCTCAGAACGACCCACGAAGTCTTCCGTGGTTACAACTAGCCGATCGGATTTCGACTTGAAGTTCGTGACTAGCCGACCTTTCGTTTGGCCGGTAATCATCCCCCAATTGATCAACGTGGTATCGCGATTTATGTTGTCGATAACTTCAACATAATTCCCTAACCCCGTGAACCAATCGATGAGCCAAGTCCATGGGATCAAGTTATATAGATCCGTGGGCCTGGGAACTGCTCCAATTTGGTCAAGAAAGCTCTTGACCTTTAAGGAAACAGCATCGGGAGGCGGAAAATCGAACGTCGCATTAATTACTAAGCGAAGTTCGGTCTCTCTCTCCAATCTATGAGTCGAGGTTACCCCCGACTCATAGGGTGATGTGTCATAGTCGAATCCGGAGACACCCTCAGACAGGGCCGAGAGGAAGTTCCTCTTAGTCCTGAACGTCGTTGGTTTCCCCGCTCTCTTGATTAGAAAAGCATACTTTTTGCTCATCTTCTCCGGGAGTGCCAACAAGTCCATCAAGTCTTTATACAACTGTTTCCATCCGAAGTGATAAGAAAGATACTCACTTGGGATATTACCGCCAACTTTGCGTAAATCAAACACTGAATCACGCAACTTTGGTTTGGTACCGAGGGAAACGAACAAGCTACGAAAGTTCCGCAGAGTGTCATTAAGACTATTGATACTCCTAGGAACATCTCGTAACTCGACTACGTTTCGGAAAAGAGTGTAGTCCCTACGATTTGGACTCCAATCTTTAAACATTGCGAGCACATTCCGAGAAATTAAGTTCTCGAGATATGCAAGCTCCGAAGTACGTAAGTTGTTCAACGTTGATGGAAAGAGAACTGCAGCTGTCGGTCCGATATCACTCCACCACAGGTCTATCGAGTCAGAACCACGATTGGCGTCTCCGCCTCTCGCGGTACAATCTGAACTCGGTATTCCCGCAGCAGGGTGATAAATGTAATCGTACCGATTGACCTTGTCCACTCTCCTAGCTGGACTAGACATGAAACCTTGGAACGAATCCATGGTTCCCTGTTCAGATCCAATGAGGCGAGTACGACGGGTCGTGTCGTTGATCTCCTGCGTTAGAGCCGGCTGTGTCGTAAGATCAGCCACTTGAGTCGCAGAAGCATCGAGCCGTTCAATGCGTCCCGGTGACCAACAGACGCTAATCCCATTGTAATTTGGGGTTTGCGAATGCGAAGTCGCCCGGAAATTGTTCGTTCGTTTTCTCTGTGAGGTTAAAACAGAGACAACGGCGGACTTGCGTTGACGGTTCTTTGGCGTTATCCTATGTGGTGCCACCTTGAAGTCCCTCAATGGGTCGATCGCAAAAACGAACGACTTATGGACACTCCAAGGTATGTACTTAAGGAGTAACGCCTCAAGACCAGTTGCAGTCTTTAGATTGGATAGGTAACGATACTCATAGAACATATGAGGATCGAAACCCTGCGGCAATCCGCGTGTATCATTGCGCGAAAAGTCGTAAGGATTCGTATCGTCAGCCATCCAAAATCTCCGCTGGTGTGAACAGGCAGGTCCTCTTAGAATTAAGAGGATCACATAGTGGACAAGTCCACTAGTGGACCCCGTAAGGG